TTTTTCCAATGACAATACTGGTCATTCTTATATAGTAGAAAATGGTACTGGAAGTTTAGTTATCAATGCTAATGAAGCATACATTCAAAGAGGTGGTAGTACAAAATTAAATACTACCTCTAGTGGAATAAATATTACTGGAGAAATAACAACTGATGGTGCTACTCACGATGGTGATGTTACATTTACTGGTGCTAACTATAATGTTGTATGGGATAAATCAGATAATGCTTTAGAGTTTGCTCAAGGTGCTGAAATAAAGTTTGGTGGTAATTTTACTATTGATAATAATAGCATTGGAAACTCTGTTTTAGAGCAAACAGGTGGTAGTGACTTATATCTTGTTAATAGAGTAAATGATAAAGATGTTGTTATTCAAGCTGATGATGGTACTGTTAATGCTAGTGCTTCTACTTATTTTAAAGCAGATGGCTCAACTGGTGAAGCACAGTTATACTATTACGGCAGTGAAAAATTAGCAACTAAATCCAATGGGATAGATGTTACTGGTGTGACAACAACAGATACATTGAATCTTGGTGGTTCAGATGTAACAGCAAGTGCTGATGAAATAAATAAATTAGATGGTTATACTGGAGATACAACAGACTTAAATCGTTTAGATTTAGGAACAGACCAACAGTTAGGAATATTTAAACTTTCTACTTCTGTACCGTCACAAGCTAGTGACTTTACTGGTAACACTAAATTAATAATGGTTTATTAATATGACTATCAAAGCTCTTGATGGTTCCACTATAAGAACACCACATAATATCTATGCAAAAGATGGTTCTAATATAAGAAGAATAAGACAGATAAAAGCATTAGATACAGATGGTAGTACTATAAGAGATGCATTTACTAAGTCAGATTTTTTTGATGTGTCTGGTACAGCAAGTACATTAACCCCAGCAGTACCAGAACAACTTTCTTTTTCTATAAACTCTATTGATAATGATGTAACAAGAACAACTTACACTGGTAATACAAGTTACTCAACTTCGAGTTATCATCAAAGCACTTCTGGAACTTATTATGGGAATGGTTCTGGTATGCCTAGTTATCCAGGGGGTTCAGTTTCTTCTCCAAGTTATTCTGGTGGATATTATAACGAAAGAGAAATTAATTGGGGTCAAACTGTACAAGTAAGATTTTTAACTCCGTCATTTACTTTAGGTAATGCAACATCAAGTGGTTCTGCTTACATTAATTTTAGTATTACTTGTACTGGTTATTGTACTTATGGTGCATCACCAGACCAAGCATTGGTATGTATAGGAATATATGATGGTGGTGCTTCTTTAGCTACTGGTGGTAATGCTTTTGCTGTAACTGGTGTTCAAGGTACGCAGTTTCCATATCCAAGTTATTTTTCTAATCATTATGTAAATGTTGCTGGTAATGCTGGAGCATATTCATTTGCTAATCATCTTGGTAATGTATCTGGTGGAAGTGGTGGAATTGATTATGTCCCTTGGACTTATCAATTTAATTCTGGGAATGTTACCCTTTCTGGTCTTGGTGCTAGTGGAACTTTTAGAGTTTATTTTTGTATGCATTACTCAGACTACAACCATACATCTGTAAGAATGATACGATTAAATAATCCAAGTGGTAAAAGCCAATCATTTAGTGGTAACATTTATAGTACACAACAGACTTCATCTTACTATGTAACAACATCATCTCAACAAGTTAATGGTGGTGCATCATTTAATTTTAGTGGACCTTTTTCTGCAAGTGGTACTTTTAGTCAGACAACAAGTACAAGTACTGCTGGTTCAGATGTGCGTTCTGCTTTAAATAGTGCAAAGCCTAGTGGCTGGAGTGTTGGAGGAAGTGGTAATAATATTACTGTAGCTTCTCCAGCTGGTTCGCAAACAGATGGTTCTTTATCAGTTAGTGGTGGTGGTGGATATAGTGCTAATACAACTCCTCCTTCTGGTTCTTCATCTTCTTCGCAAGAAAATTCTTCTGTTAGTGCTAGTGGTGGTGTGACACAACAAGGCTCTAATGTATCTGGTTCACAAACTGTGGCTACTGTGAACAATGGAACTTCATCAACCACAACAACTATAGCAAGTGGAGCAAACACTGATACATCTGGTACTGCTATTGCTAGTGCTATGAATGGACTATCAAATACAACAGCTAGTTATGATAGTTCTGCTAATAAGATAACGGTAAAAACTGCTGGTGATACCTCAATTAGTTTATCTAATGCTGGGTCATTATCAGTTCAAAAAGATAATTCATTATGACAAATCAAAACCCACTTGCTGGAGAAGTTGAAGGATATGATGAATCAACATATAAAAGAAAATGTGAATGTGGTTTAGATACTACAGCTTTATTTTTATATCTTCCAACTGATACTACTAAAGAAGAATTTTTTAGGTTAGAAAAATATTCAGATAGTGAAATCCCTGATGGATATGAATATGAACCTATCGTTTGTTCACCTCAATGTAGTAATATGTAGTGCTGTATGGACCCTATTACAGCTCTCGCAACTGCAAGCTCGGCATTTTCGTTAATAAAAAAAGGCTTCCAAGCAGGACGTGACGTGGAATCTATGTATTCGGATATCGGACGCTGGCTTGGAGCTGTGTCTGATGTTAACCACGCAGAAAAGATGTCCAAGAATCCACCTCTGTTTAAGAAATTATTTTTTGGTTCAAGCGTAGAACAAGAAGCAATGGACGCTTTTGCTGCTAAGAAAAAAGCACAAGCAATGGAAGATGAATTACGCAGTTGGATTAATATGGTTCACGGTCCTAATGCTTGGGCTGAATTACTAAAGATGCAATCGAAAATTAGAAAGCAAAGGCAAGAACAACTGTATGCTCAAGCCGAGCTACGCAGTAAGATAATGAATATCATTGGTATTATTTTATTGTGTACTTTAATTGGTGGGGTAATAATGTATATAGGATATTTATTTTATCAAAAGAGAATGGGTAATATATGACAAAGATGACAAAGGTAGTAGAAGATTGGACACACGCTATTGATTCTTTTAAGGTAATACCAAGAGCATTAATACTATTATATATGTACTTAACTTATAAAACTGTATTTTGGTATATGGGTTTGGAAGCACCAAGTTTTGAACAGAGTGGAATGGTATCAGTATTGACAAGTGCAAACGCTGTTGCTATGGGTTTATTTATGGGAAGGTCTAGTTGACGTGGTTGTTAGTAGTTTTTCTTTCAGGAACAGTTCAGGAATCGGTGTACTATAGTGATTTGGATTCGTGTCTTAGAACTGCATCAAAGCTTAGGTCACAAAACTATGACCCATCACTCGCTGGGGATAGTAGGATATGGGTCAAAGCTTACTGCGTTCCTAAGACAATGCCTAAAAAGGAGTAAGATATGTTTGCAAGTATTATAGGTCCAATTAGTTCTCTTGCTGGTACTTGGCTGGAAGGCAAAGTCAGTAAAGCTAAAGCCGAAACAGATATTAAAGTAGCCAAAGCTCAAGCTGAAGCAGAAGTTTATCGTACCTCTGCTACATCTGAGATGCTTAACGAACAAGCTTTAACAGCACAAATGGCTGGGAGTTGGAAAGATGAATTCTGGACTATTATTTTTGGTGCTATTCTTGTGGCTTGTTTTGTTCCTTACACTCAGCCTTATGTAAAAGAAGGCTTTGATTTTTTAAATACATCAACTCCGACTTGGTTCTCTACTTGTTTATATATTTGTATTGGTTCTTCATTCGGTTATCGCTTTGGTAAAACTGGATTACAACTTATGAACAAAGGAAAGTAATATGGATTTAGTTCACATCATTGATGGATTGATTGCATTAATTGTTATGGGTGGTGGCTGGTATCTTAGCACTCAATCAAGAGAGATTAAAAGAATAGATATTCTTCTTAATAAGACTCGTGAAGATTATGCTAAGAGAGATGATGTTACTGTTGCTATTAATAGACTAGAAGAAAAAGTAGATAGAATATTGGAGAGAATGAAATGAAAAATTTAGTTGACGTTATAAAGAAACACGAAGGCTGTCGCCTTGATATGTATAAAGATACAGTAGGTGTATGGACAATCGGTTACGGACACAACCTTGCCGAAGGCATTGACCAAGAAACAGCAGACTTTATTCTTGCTCGTGACTTGGAAAAACATTCTCAAGAGCTGGACAAACATAAACCTATGTGGCGAGAGCTTCCAGACCCAGCACAGATTGTAATTTTATCTATGCAATTTAATATGGGTTGGAATAGATTCTCTAAATTTGTAAAGTTTTGGGACGCAATAGAGAAAAAAGATTTTAAAACTGCTGGTTCTGAGATGCAAAATAGTCGCTGGTGGGGTCAAGTTAAATCTCGTGGACCAGAGCTACAACAGTTATTACTAGATATTTAAGGGGTACAATCATACTCGGAGGTATCATTCCACCCCTCTGACGGTCTTTATATCAAGCCGTTTTTCTGAACTTACCTGTCCAAATCTTTATTTTCTTGTTTAACCACTGAAAAAAAGGGATACTGGTTTGATTGCGAACTGAAGTACTTTGTTCTGTAGCTTTTTGATTGAAGGCTCTCTCCACTTTCTTGTAAAATTCTTTGTTGAATTTTTTTTTAGGTGGACGTCCTCTTTTTTTCAATGTCTGTGTCATACTTTTCTCCAATAAGTTTAACAATTTTA